CCTGCCGTACCCAAGCCTTCTGCCAGGGCGCCTCGCACCGCACCGCGGCCCATGTCGGCTAGGCCTTGCAGGGCCTGGGGAATGAACGTCGGATTCTTTTGGGCGCGTGGGTTTGGCATGGTAGTCCCTAAACCGCGTAAGGATTGACCCGCCGAGGCCGGTCCTCGGGGTATTGGTCGTCATTATCCGGCGGCGGAGGATCAATGACAAGCCATCCCATGTCTCGCAGCACGCGCAGGGCCTGGGACGTTGTATCCACGAGGTCGTCATGCCTGACCTCAGGGAAGGCGCAAAGCTGATTGACGAGGGGCTCAGCCCATGACCGAGGGTGGCCTTCGTTCTTCGTGCTCTCCGGAATATACACCCGACCGGCCTTGATCAGTGGGGCGATCAGGTTGACCCGCTGGACCTTGTCCGCCCCGCCTGGATTGTATGACCGACAGGGTATGTGGGCACGCCCCAGGTCCTGGAGGAGGGAGATGCCGGAGGACTTGTCTTCAACCAAAACCATGTCAGTCTTCTTGCCCTGTCCGAATTCATTGGGGTCGCCATAAACCGTGCCGAAGTCTTCAATTACCTTCTCCTTCAGGTCAGGATATTGCAAGTGCTCTTCCCAACAATCGATCAGCATGGCGCAAAAGCCTTTGTCTTCGCTGGGCTTGAAGATCCCCCATACGCTACAGGCTGAGGGGTCGTTGATGGTCTTTTCGGTATAGGCGCCGTCGTAGGACTGGACCACGAACTCAAAGCGCGGGAAGGGCTTCTCCGAGGGCCATAGCTTGATCCAGGCGCGTTTGATGATCCCAGCCTCTTCGGGGTCGATGATCTCGGCGTGGATCTCCTGGCGGCCCAAGGAAGTGCCCTCGTACTGCAAGATCTGCTGCTTGAACGTCCCGGCAAGGTTGGCAAGGTTGTCGTAGGTCGAAGCCTGCGTGACGACGACGTCTTCGCCGTCTCGGTTCAGCAGGTCGATGATCAGCGGCTTGGGCTTAGGGGTGGTGGTTACGACGATCCGCGGCTTATCGCCCAGGCGGACCGAGAACATGATCTGGTCCCAGGCTGCATCGAGATATTCCCAGGCTGCCAACTCGTCGCACCAAGCATGGTGCCACTGAGGACCCCGGAAGCGCTCAGGCTCCGAGGCCGGTATGCCCTTGATCAGGGAGCCGTTCGTAAGGACGATCTCGTGCAGGCTCCTGGTGTACTTGACCCGGATCTCCTCCGGCATGCAGTTAAGCAGGCCTGACTCGCCTTCGATCATCGTGTCGCGGATGTCGGCCGAGGTCGGGCCCGAGATCAAGATGCGGATGTTGGGCGTCGTCCAGGCTGTATGCCAAACGTCCTCGGCGGCTGTCCTGGTCTTGCCTGCGCCCCTGCCTGCAAGTAAGAGCCATGTCGTCCACCAATTGCCCTTGGGCGGGATCTGGTGCTTGTGCGCCCTCATGAGCCAACTCATTCGGGCCTTAAAGGCTGCCGCTGCTTCCGGGGGTAGCTTCTTCAGCACCTCCTGGTGCAGGGCAAGCTTGGCTTCAATCCGCTTGCTTTGACTTGCTGTCAGCATTCTGGCGGATGCCGGTCAATTCATCGATCAGGGATTGTGCGACGTCCATCACCATGTCCACTTGTACGGGGCCTTCATCCTTGCCGGTGATCTCGTGCTTCGTTCGGTCGGTGTAGTCCTTGGGGAATCTTGCGGCCATCGAGCGGGACCAGAGCGAGGTGTTTAGGGTCACGCCGTCCTTGGTCTGCTTCAGGTGATCCTGGGCTATATCCTCCCACCATTGGAGGGCTAGTTCCTCTGAAAGGGCCAAGGCGTTAAAAAACTCTTCATGCTTTTGCGCCCAGCCCCACATAGTCACCCTAGTGACACCTATGGTCGCGGCGATCTGCGCCTTGCTTTTCCCCTCTCTACCCATAGCAATAACCAGTTCGCAATATTTGGGGTCGTAGTCGGTTGGTCTTCCTCCGGCCATTCTGATTTTCCTTCAAAAATCAAGCACTTACCTTTAGGATACACGAAAAAAACCCCCTATGGAAGGGGGTAACGTCGTGAGGGGAAGGACCCACAACCAGGAGACACACAGAAAACGCCCCTATTGTACCTCCGCTTCGGGCTGCTTGTACATCCTCATCCTGATCAGATCCGATACGCCAAACATGCCAACCGGCTCGGCCAGGGTTGCGCAGACTTCCCGTTCCTCGTCGAGTAGCTGCTGGACGTATGCGGTTAGCTTGTCGATGTTGAAGGCGTACTGCTTGCCTTTGATCTGCTTGCTCTTTAGGGTTGCGATGATCTGATCTCTTAGCTCTTCGTTCATGCTTCTTCCTTTACTTTGGGTGATCGTTCTTCGGTCCAGAATTCCTCCTCGCACTGCTTGCATTTGTGTCGGCGCTCTACGAAGTAATAATGCCTTTCGGGGTTCCAGAATGTTCGGGTCTCGAGGATCTTGGTCTTATACCCCTGACCCTTTGGGGTTCGGCAGTAGGGACAGATCATGCTTACCCCTTCGGTGGTTCGTAGTTCATTGTCACCTCTGCGGGTTAAAGCCAAGCCGACGCATCCCCAACTCTATGAGCATTGCGGCGTCCTCAAGGCGATTTTGACTGCTGCTCATGCCGGTCTGCCATTCGCCGCCTACGCGTTTGCCGACAATAGCCACGGTGACGACCTCCCCAGACTTGGCGTCTTCCAGCCACTGCTCCAGCATGTTTATGACATCAGAGTTGTCAGGGGTTGTAGCCTTGATGAACGGTTTGATGTTGCCTGTCATGTTTAACTCCTTGCACGTATAGCGGCGGCGTATGTTGGCCATTCAATCAGTGTGTTTTTGTTCTCACACGCCTTCGCACACGCTTCACGCTCGGAGGCAACAAGTGCCTTCAAACCTTCTCGGATTTGTAGATGCGTTAGCGTCAACAAGTCGCGGTCGCCATATTGATTGCCGTGGCGATCTACCAATCTCATTGCCAGTGCGTAACGTTCAACCAGGGTCATGATGTCACCTCTGTTCATGTGTTACCCCTTGCTCGGATTGCTTGCCCTAATGACCACAGATCATCACGACCGTAAGGCCAGTGGTCACACAACTTCGCACACGCCTCCCGCTCGGCAGCGGCGACAAGGGCAGCGAAGCGTGTTACAGAACCTAATGGCTTTTCGTCAGATCCGTAAGCCAATCCTGCCTCCCGCGCCATGCGGATTATTTCTTCTCTATCCATGATTCTTCCTCTTTAGTTTAGCTTCGATGGCGTCCGCAAACACATGGGTGTCCTCATTCACCCAATCTCGTCCTGTTGATTCGCACCACAGGTCACTCTTTTCCTCATCCGTCAGCCCCACCCATTCTTTCTTTGGTGGTGCGGTGTAGAGGGGTGTGATATTGCTTGACCATCGCCACGCTTCTGCTTTAGTCCAGTGCAGTTGCTTGCCGTTACCTTTTGTTGGGCTATCGCTTATCCACGCCACCGGCTCCTGCTGTGCGGGCACCTGAGGTGCCTTATACGGTTCGTATTTGTGTTTGGTGTATGCGTCAAAGTCATCCATGATTTTTCTCCTTTAGCTTGACCGCTTTTGGCTCATACGTACAAGCGTCTTCGTACTCCAGCACGTCTTGCATCTTGTAGCGGATCAAACCCCCAATCTTCAGGTATCGACACCCTTGTTTCAGCGACCTGTCGCGCTCCAATGTGGCTTCGCTGATTTTCCATCGGAAGGCCAACTCCTCTTGTGTCATCAGTTGCTCGCTCATTGCGGATTCTCTTCCTCGTCAAACGCCATATCCACTGGGTGCGGTATGTCGTCATGCACGATCACATCATCGACGGCCTCAATGTACTTGCCACAGACCACGCAGTAGTAACCTTCATCCATTGCTCTTCTCCTCTTTGATCGGCTCACTCACAATACGACCGCATAGACGACAGTCGCGGTGATAATGGCCGTCGTGAATCCAGCCTTTAAGCGGAAATGGGTGACCAAGTTTTTCGCACAGCCACCAACCAAATCTGATGTACCAAGGCTGATTCATGTGTTCTTCTCCTTTAGCTTGGCTTCAATGGCTTGAATAAAGTCAACGGTGTAAGCGCCAAACATAATGTGGTTTTCATCGCATAACGGCTTGAGTTCCTCATCCGTCAGCCCAACCCATTGCTTTGGTGCGGTGTAGAGGGGGTTGCATTTAAATCCCATTTCATCCATATACCGTTTACTACGAGACACATCGCCGCCCTCTGATAGCCACGCCACCGGCTCTTGCTTTTCTTGGTGCGGCTTCTTGGGAGAGATGTCATCGCGCCGTCTCAATCGCATCTGTGCTTGCAGGTTAGGATTGTCAACCACTTCATAGACTTCTGAATCTTCAGATTCATATCTCACGACACGGAAATCCACTTCGTGAATCAGTTCACAATCACAGCACTGCATTAGATAACCTACAGGCTTGGGGCATACCCAGTCGCACCAACCGTCTTCCAATGCTTCCTGCGGCTCGCACTGAACCGCACCCCACACGCCAACTTCCCCAACCCTTGCTAAATCTGTATCCAGTGCTTGGCGCAGTGCGGTGATGACTCCTTCTAGTTTTTGGTCGCAATACACGTCATCCGCAATCTCGTTCAACATACCAAGCGCCATCTGCATAGCTTCTCTGCTCATTTCTCCCTCTCCCTCAACATGGCGTCTGCAATCATGTAAGCCTGCCTCGCGGTTGCATCAAAATAATTCCCCTGCGCCAGTGCTTGCATCGCCTTGGCTGCAAGGTAATCACGCAGGGACATGCCTGATTGGATTAGGTACGAATGTGCAAGGGGGAACGCTGCCCCACCATCCGTTGGTGTCTTTGCTGTTTTGTTTTCACTCATGCCTTCTCTCCTTCAATAATTAGTTTCTCCCGTTGCATGCGCTTCCTAAGCTTCTGCTTAAACTTATAGCGTTTAGCAATCTCTGCACGGGTCATAATGGTGCGGGGTTTATCTTCACCTTCGCCTACCTTGAAGATCTTTGTAGTATCCGCACCCCTTGAGTTCTTTAGCCACCCAATGACGTGAACTGCTTTCTCTCTGTGTAGTGCTCGCAAGTAAGATTGCGTCGTTACGATATGTAGTCCTGTCTCGTTAGCAATATCGTGTGCCGTACATCCATCAAGCAGCATGCGTACCATTCGCGCATACAAAAGCTCGTTCATCTTGATCATGCTTGATCACTCGCATGCCGCTTCCATTCCTCCTTCTCTTTCATACGCTGCTCGTACACTTCCATCAGCAGTTCTGCTGCCTCCTTTATCTTGAATTTTTCGTTAGTACAGTAATCAGGCAAGCCTTCGGCGTAACCTTCCAACCATGCGGCAAGCATGGCGAACCTATGCGCGGGACTCATCGTCTAGCTCCTGCTAAATTAAATGGATCGTTAAAGATTGTGCTTAGCTTATTGTTCTTAGGTTTCTCTTTACGCCCATGCTCCACACGGTTCATGCTTACGAACGTGTAGTACCGCTCAAGCTGCCCAGACTTGCCGCGCTCCGTGAAGCTTTTTAGATGTCCAAAGAACGCAAGTCTTCTGAGTAAGTTATTAGCAGCGGAAGGAGATACTTTAAGGTAAAGCGCAACCTCTCTGCGGTTTGGGGGGATCTTGCGGCTACGCACGTAGGTGACGCACTTAAGCTGCAAGGGTGTCATCTCGTCGTGGTAGCTCATCCATTCAACTCCTTGAGCCTACGCTGCGCCCAGTTTGCGCCTGCTGTAAACATGGAAGAATTGACCCACCGCATACTCTCAGCGAAGATCGTTGTGTTGGCTAAATCCTTCCACTCGCCACGCTGATGTAGCTTCTCGTATACCTCTAACTTTTTCTCAAGAAGCTCGATGTACTGTGCGTTCGTCATATTTTTTGGTTTCATATTTCTCTCTTATCTCCATGATTGCTTGGGCAACTAACTCTTGCGCTTCACGTACGATGCTGCGTCTACCTCTCACAATACCGACCATGAAGCCGACTAAAAATCCAAAGGCCCAAATTAAAGTGCTTTCCATCCTTTGACCTCCTCAGTCCAAGACCTTGCCCATAAAGACATAACGCTAAGCCTAGCGTTTGCATCTATCAATTCAGTTGTTTTATATACCGTTCTAGTATGTTTAGTCCCAGGGCTGATCCAACGATGCTTCTCGCTGTAGTCAGGTAGATAAGGAACTCCACGCAAATAGAAGACAGGTTGAGTTTCTGTTTCTGCGGGTTTATTTAGATTCATCATCGACATGCTTGTTTCTCCGCTTAATCATTTCGTCTGCTACTCGATAAGCAAAATCTGCAAATGCTTCTTCTGGTTTGAACTGAGGTAGTTGCCCCCACTTACCTGCGAGGATTCCTGTTATTGCTGACATAGCAAAATCGTCACGCAACTCCGTTAAGAATTGCTTCTCTGCCCATGCACGTTCTGCTTCAAACTCATCCATATAACCTCCTATAAATTACCTGCCTAAGTTCGCCCCGCCATACCCCATCTAACCTGAATACACCGCACCTGCCTTATCAAAACCCATCACACCTTGTGTTACCTAACGCCACCGTGCCTGCCTCATCAAAACTCAATTTATCGAACCCGATCAAACCTAGCCTGCCTCATCAAAACTCAATTCACCAGACCGAACCTAACCACACGTAAACCTACCGTGCCTGCCTAACCATGCTGAACCATGCCGAACCGCGCCCAACCGAACCTCATTGAACCTAGCCTGCCATGCCTGATAAGACCATACCGCGCCATCTGCTACCTCACCATGCCTGCCCGACCTTACAATGCCGCACCTAACCAGAACGAGCCTCACCTTCTCACACCGCGCCTGCCTGAAAAGCCCGACCATGCCGTGACCGACCTCACTCGCCACACCTGCCAAAACGAACCGCACCGAACCATACCCAAATGCAACCTACCGAACCGAACCATGCCTGCCTGATAAGACCTTACATACAACACCTATCCCGACCTCACCTAGCCTGCCACGTTGGACCACACCCAACCCCACCTGAACACGCAACACCAAATCTGACCGAGCCTGCCGGAAAAAACCCAACCGGTCCTAACCATATCGCACCGAACCAACCACGCCTGCCGTGCCTGAACCGCCCTAGAGAACCCCGTGCCACCTTGCGTTGCCTGCCTGAACACACCGAACCGTACCAAGTCTTATCCAACCTGATCGTGCCTGCCAGACCACACCAGACCAGACCACACCCCACCGGACCTTATCTCGCCCCACCGGACCTGCCGAACCCCGTCCTACCAGATCGCACCCTGTCAAACCAGACCGAACCTACCCATGCCTGCCAAATCAAACCTCACCTCACCCCACCAATCGAACCGAACCGCACCGTGCCTGCCAAATTAAACCTCACCTCGCCCCACCAACCGCGCCACACCCTGCCTGCCTAAACCTTCTCCAGCTTGTTGCGTAGGACTAAGACTTGATCGAGCAGTGCTTCCATCTCATCCACCATGTCGAGCGCCTGCGCTACGTTCTTTGCTCTTCGTAACGCACCAACAATGAGTGCGACCTCGTTGTTGATAACT